ATTAAATGTATTACAAAGGAAATCATTAGCTAAATCACTTGGATTAGAAGTTAAACAAATGGAAAAATTAATATCTGCTCAAGATAAATCAGTCGTTCAACAAAAATCATTTGCAGATTTAGCTGGTAAGGATGGAATGTCAGCATTAACTAATATTACGAATCAAGTTAAAGAATTAGGTGCACAATTTTTATTAAAATTTGGACAACCTTTAGAAGATGCTGTTAAAGCATTTAGCGAAGAGTTTATGACAGAGGAAAATATTGCAAGAGTAAAAACATTTATAGAAAATTTTGCTGATACTGTAACAAAGATAGTAAAAGGTGTTGGTAAAATATTTAAATTTTTTACAGGTTTAGCTAATTTATTTTCTTTAAATAACTTACTTGTAACTGCAATGACAGGTTTAGGATTTATGGCGGGTGGTCCTTTGGGTGCTGCAGCAGCAGGTACAATTACGGCCGCACTTACTCCTGATGATGGTACGGGTAATGTTAATGATTTCAAAAGTTCAGGAGGCTCTCATTTAGTCGTTACACCAACGGGTAAAATGTTAAAGACAAATCCAAAAGATACGGTATTTGGAACTACAGCTGTTAATGATTTTGCATCTGGACCAGAAGCTAGTTTATCTATTAATGGTGTTAATAATAAAGAAACGGTTGGACTATTAAGAAATATTGAAGAAAAAATGGAAACTTTAATAAATGAAACAAAAAGAGGACCTGATAGAATGGTAGCAGGTCTTGGGGATTTATAGTGAGTTTATCAAATCTAAAAAGTGTATTTCAAGAAGAATTAAAAAATAATATTGAATCATTTTCATCAAATAGAATAACTGGTGTAAATGATACAAAGTTAACAAAATTCACTAGACCTCCATTAAGTGAATTAATAGGAGAATCACCACTTGATGGGTTGAATTGGTCAACATTATATAATCCAAACCATACACCAATTGATGGTGTTGGTTATAATTATCCAAATGCAAGTAGAGATAAATTAAATATAAGAAACCCTCAAGATGGTAGATTTGGACTTGCAAATTCATCAAGAACATCAGTAATTAGTATGGTTGGTAAATTTTTAGGTAATGGTCCAACACAATCTTTTGATTCAACAGAATTTTTAAAAGATGCAGGAAAAGAACCATATATAGTTAGTAAAATACCTTCAAGTTCAGATAGTGGAATAAATGGAAGATTAAATAATTTTGGTGGTAGAGATTTTCCAATAAATAGATTATTAACTGATGCTATTAGATTAAGTAAATTTTTAACATCACCTGCAGGTGTAGCTTTTGCACTCAAACAAAATTTTCTTGGAAGAAATTCAAGTGTTCAATATCTTGATATAGGTGGTGAAATTAGACAATCAAGTCAAAGGTTTAAGGAGTTATACAATCCATTATCAACTATAATACAAGCTGGATTTAGAGCTGGTGGAGTTCCTGTTAGTTTATTTGATAAAACAGAACCTGGTTTGAGTACTTTATTTGGTGGAGACCAATACGGAAATACTAATTTAATTGGTGGAAATGTTCCTTATGATATTAATAAATCATTCACAGATGGTTTAAGTATAGCCACTGCAACTGGTGGTGTGCCAGGAGGAGGATTTGGTGATTCTTTAAAAGAATTTGGAAATAAATTAAAAAGTAATTTAACAGGTGAATCAGTAACTATAAAAGAAAAATCAGAAGGTGGTGATTTATTTACCAATGTAACTTTCAGAGATAATCTTCCTGAAAACCCAATGGCTCAACAAACTTTGAAAGACGCTTATGGTGAATCTGGTAGAGATATTTTAGAAGAAGAAAAAAATGGAATGCCATTCTATTTTAAAGATATGAGAACTAATGCTTATATATTTTTTAGAGCATTTATTGAAGGATTGACAGAAAACATCTCACCATCTTACGCTCCACATAATTATCTTGGAAGAAGTGAACCTGTTTGGACTTATGAGAGAGCTGAAAGAGAAATATCAATGACTTTAAAACTTATGGCACAGACAAAAGAAGAATTGGGAAATATATATAAAAAATTAGATAGGTTAACATCAATGTGTTATCCTGAATATATTAATGAAGGTGCGGTAGGTTATGGAAATAGAATGAAACCACCATTGGCTAAACTCCGATATGGTGAATTATATGGAAAAGAAAATAAAGAATTAATGGGATATATTAAATCAATATCTTACTCAATAGACCAATCATCACCCTATGAAACAGAAAATGGTAAAAGAGTTCCAAGATTTGTTCTTGCAACAATTGGATACCAAGTTATTCACGACAAAGCTCCAAGATTAGGTACAAAATTTTATGGGATTAATCAATAATGGCTAGATACGAAAATACAAAAAAACAAAGAAAGAATAATAAAGATTATTATTCCACTACTGTTTACAAAAAAGTAAATGAAAAAAATAGTGATGGATATTTCATCGCTACTGAAGGTGATAGGTGTGATAATTTAGCACAAAGATTCTATGGTGATTCATCATTATGGTGGTTTATAGCACGAACTAATAATCTAACTACAAACAACATACCAGCAGGAACATCAATCAGAATACCAGCAAATACACAAGACGCTGAAGGGTTTTAAAAATGATAAATAAAAGATTATTTGGTAGTCCAATATCAGGTAAAGTTAAGAAAAAACTTGAAGATAGACAAAGAGTTGCAGGTGAAGTGGCTCCTGGTGAATCCATTGAAGCAGTTTTTCCTGATAAAAATGGAAACAATCAAGCAGACTTATCATCAAGAACACCCTTTATCAGAATGTGGACAAGTGTTAAAATAGTTGAACCTGCTAAAGTGGCTGAAGTATTAGAAGAAATTGACAATCCAGATGAAGTTGATAATAAAACCTCAAAAAAGTTTAGAAATGAAAAAAACCAAAAAAAATTAAAAGAAATACAAGAAACATATCCCAATGCACTAATTACTAAAATAGATGGTAAGTACTATATTACAACACAAGAAAGACCTCAGGTTGACCACGCAAGAAGAACATATATCATTGGTGATTATAATTATCAAACAAGTTATGGTGAACTTACACCTAATGAAATAGTGGGTACTGATGGATATACTTTTACTGAAGATAGTGGAATTTATGGAATAATACCAACTGAATTAGAAAAAAATCCATTAATGAAACCACAAGCTGGTATTACAGGTCTTACTTCAGAAACTGACGGAACATTGGGTGTTAGAAAAAAAACAATAGTTAATTTCGTAGTTCATAATTTTTATGATTTTGATAAAATTTACAATAGATACTTTTTAAAACCAGGTGCTACAATATTTGTAGATTTTGGACATAGTAGTGTTAAGAATTTATATAATCCACAAGAATTAATTACAAGCTCTGTACCGATTAGTGAATATCTTTATGGAGACCCTAGCAATATTGTTCCAGGTTATGATGATGTAGATGGATATTATGTTGAGGACAGAAACGAAGCTTTAGGTCAAGTAACAAAATATCAAGGTGATTTAGAAGTTATTCAAGGTATTGTATCTGATTATAATGCAAAAATATTACCAAATGGTAGTGTGGAATGTTCAGTTACATTAATTTCTACCAATTCTGCACTTTTAGATTTTAAAACAGATAAGTCTACAACAATGCACATCAAAGATATTTTAACTCGTGCTACTTTACTTTTAGGACTTGAGGCTACATTAAATAATCAAATCCAAGAACCTACTGAAGAGGTAGTAACACAACTTACCTCTGATGCTAAGGATATACTTTTAACGCCAAATTTTGATTCGAGTGCTGAAACCATTGAACAATATGAAAAGAACTTAGCTCAACTAGCTTTTCTTAATTTTGGTGGTGCAGATTTAACTCCAACAGATGATTCCATTAGAACTGGTGTATTTGTCAATAGTAGAGAGGCTGATGATATTTATGTGAGTTGGGGTTTCATTGAGGATATTATTTTTAATCAAAACTTTGGTTTTGGTAATGGTGGTGATGATATAAATGAAGGAAAAAATCTTCAAGTTAGAATGGATTCATCAAATTCATTTACAACTTGGGACAATGTGTTTACAAATAGACAAAAAACATTATCAAAAGTACCTGAAGAACCACCTGTATTTCTTTATCCTGATTGGTGGGGAAATTCAGACCCTGAAGATGGGGGTAAAGGTTCATATAGTTACTTTAATAAAAAGTATCCATTTGTTTATCCAGATGGTGAAGACCATACAAAATTCGATGCGGGTATTGGTAGTGAGGAGTCTCAAGGTAAAAGAAGAATACCAATTCGTGAGGTTTTTATTAATGTAGAGACTATAATAAATGCATTTAAAACTAATGAAACTGTAAAAAAATCGTTAAATGATATTCTTAAAGCAATAAATGAAGATAGTGATGGGGTTTTTGATTGGAAATTTATAACTGGTGGATTGGATTCAGAATTGATAATAATTGACTCCAATAGACCTGACATTACTCAAAGAATATTAGATTCTGGTATATCAAATTCAGAAACTGAAGAGCCTGATGAATTTGCAAATTTATTTAAATTTAACATTATGTCACCAAATTCAATAGTAAAAGATTATAATTTAGAACTTAATTTACCAACAGGTGATATTGGAAATATGTACGCCATTCAAGGTATGAGTCACGAAAACAATATATTCCCATTAAATGAAGATATTCATAGAGTGGTTCAAACCGCTGATTTAGATAAACAATCTTTATCAATCCTTTATGAACCTGACAATGGTGGATATAGAAGTAGTCAAATTGATGCAAAAGAAAATAAAAATGCTAACAATATTGATATTTATGCAGGAGCTAAATCTTTAATAGATTCAAATATTTATAAAACATCTGCTATTAGAAATACACAAGATATTATAGTTGCAGGTGGTGAAAAAAGAAATCCAGAAGGTGGTTTAAAAGAAGCACCTATATCAATACCTAGACCGACTAAAATAACAAAAGAACAACAAAATAAATTGATAGAGCAAAATAATGATTTATTAATACGAAGAGGAAATAAAGTTGCGGTTAGTTTTAAAGATTATTTTAGATTAATAGAAATACAAGAAATTAATTTAAAAAACAAGTCTATTTTACTTCCATATACTTTATCATTAACCACTTATGGAATTGGTTCAATTCAACCTGGTGATACATTTAGAGTGGATTATTTACCAAAACAACATTTTAAAAACTCTTATTTACAGACAATGAAAGTAGCACATAATGTAAATTCCGATGGGTGGTTTACTATATTAGAAACTAAATATAGACCCATAAAAAATAACACTGAAACAATAATAAAAGACATTGATAGAGAAAAAGTATTTTTATCACCAAAAGTATTGAACAACTTAAATTTGAAAGGTTTTGCACTAAATGGGGAAAAGGTAAAAATGGAAACATTATTACCTTTTATGACAAATTTAAAAATACAAGATAATAATAGAAATAACATTGATTTAGTTTTTACATTTAAAGCTTCAACTAAAAAAACATTTAAGCTTGATTTTGGGGGTGTGGTTGATGGTTATGGTATATCATCTAGTAATAATGTAGATGTTGACACTGCCAGATATATTGATTATAATGGTAAAGTAAAAGGTATTAATAATATATTAGGTGAAAAGTATATTGATGATGCTCGAAAAACTTTACCTAATAATGGTGTACAAGGTATAATACCACCAATTATCGAAATGGAAAATAATAAAGAATATTTTTTAGTAATTCAAAAAGGATTCCAATTTATAACCGACAGCGAAACTGTCATTACGGCTTTTGATAAAGCTCCAAGACGTTCAACTCCAGGTAAAGGATATTCTGCATAAAAAAAGCTTGTTTTATTAAAATAAATGTTGTATATTGAAGTACAATGTATTGTATTATACCTATATTTAAAGAACCATTCTTACATCCATTACATAAAGATAATGGATTATCAGCACTATGGTGTAAAGAAATATCCAAAAAAGAACCAATGTTTATCATTGAACAACATCCTGATTCAGATAAAATGATGGAGGATTACAAATGGTTAAATGATTATACGATTTTAACTCGTGATAAAAAATTATTGAATCATTTTTATAAATTCGACACTGTTGTGGATATGAATTTCTTACATTGGATAGATACAGGTAAACCATTTGAAAACAATGTTCGTAATAATGCAATAGATTTCTTGAGTAATAAGTTCTACAATGTAAAAAAACTTAACGAAATCATACCATTATCGAAACATAATGAGTATTGTAGTGATGTTTATGAGAAGATGGTTAGACCATATGTTGGTGGAACTGATGATTATTATATGAATGATTTCATAGAAGCCTTTGGTTCAATTGAAAAAAAAGGTGTAAAGGTATCAAATGATGTATGTGATATATTTGATGAACGAGTAAGAAAACACATATCAGATAGTAAGTTATATAGTAATTACAATCTATGGACAACAACAGGTCGTCCAAGTAATTCATTCGGTTCAGTTAACTTTGCAGCTCTACCACCTGAAAAGAGAAAAGCTATAGTGGCTGAAAACGATTATTTGGTTGAAATGGATTATGATGCATATCATTTAAGAATAATTTCACAATTGGTTAAGTATGATTTTGGTAAAGATTCAGTTCACGAACATTTGGCTAAACACTATGAATGTTCATATGAGGAATCAAAACAAAGAAGTTTTCAATTATTATATGGTGGAATTGATAAACAAACCAGAGAAAAAGTTCCATTTTTTGATTTAACATACAAATTTATAAATAACAAATGGGATGAAATAAATAAGAATAAATACATTTTAACTGATATTTATAGACGGAGAATAGTATTAGAAAATTACAATGATTTGAATAAGAGTAAATTGTTTAATTATTTAATTCAAGCATTGGAAACAGAATTGAATGTTAAGAAGATTTTATTAATTCAAGACTATTTATTAGATAAGAAGACTAAATTGGTTTTATACGGATATGATAGTTTCCTATTCGATTTTTCAAAACAAGATGGAGTTGAAACTTTGAAAGAAATCAAAAGAATATTAGAAGTTAAAACCGATGTACCAGGTGATACAGAACCTTATTTTTACACCAAATCAAAAATGGGTTTAAACTATGGTGAAATGCAAAACATTACGGAAAGGTTATAAATGACACATATTTCAGAAATCATTGAAGACATATTAGTAGAATGGGCATATCGTGTTCACGATGGAATGCCTAATCCAAAAAACGCAGAACATATTCACAATCTTCGTGAATCAATGGAAGAATTGAATTTACCAAATAATGTTATTTATCAAGTTATTCAAAATTTAATCAATGAACAAGATGATGAAGATGAGAAAGTAACATTTAAACACGATGGTAAAACAAGAACCATTACAATGAAAACAGCTAGACAATATGCTTCAGACATTGAACAAGGAAAAGGAACTGATGAAAAAGAAGCTGCGGTAAAAGCAGCCAATCTTGATGATAAGGGTGATACTAAACAAGACACAGAAACCGATACTGGAAAATTATCAGGAGATGATTTTGATACAGAGAAAGCTGTCACTGGTAAAAGTAGTAAAGATAAAAAAGATACTGAAGATAAACCAAAATCAAAAGCTGATAGTCAAAGAGAAAAAATTGGTGGTAAAGTATATAGTGAACCATTGGAAACAAGTGATGAAGACTTTATCAAGAAAAATAGTAACAATAAAACCACAGATACTTTCACAATGCCCGATAGTGTAAAAAACAATCCAAAGATACCAAAAAAATATACACAATTCATTGAAAGATTAATGAATACACGATTAACTGATAAGGACAAAGGTTTTACTGCAGATGGTGATACTTCTAAATCAGGTTATTATGGTATGGGAAAAGTTGGAGCGGGTAATGCAGGCGCTAATGCAGGAGAACTTTTATCAATGATGGCTACAACAATGAAAAGAGAAGAAAGAGCTGAATTTTTTAGAGCCATAGATGAACAAATACAAAAAGCAAAAGCTAGAGGAGAAAAAATTCCTGTAACATCTACTTGGTCTAAAGCGGCTAAAGCAAATAGTTCAGCTATTTTAAGAATGATGTATGACACTCATGGACCTGATTATGAAATAGTTGGTTCGGCTTGGGATATTCAAGAAGAATTTGAAGCATTAGGACAAGACTATGGTGAAAAAGGATATAGTACAGATATTATGTTCACGGTAAAAGTCGGTGATAAAATAGTTAAAGATGAAATATCATTAAAACAAAGTTTAAAAGGGCAAAGGTTGTTAAATAAAACAATTGGCTCTGTTTTTGAAGATACAGGAATTTTACCACAACATTTACAACAAAAAGGTGTTAGTGCATTCAAAGACAATCAAGTAAAAAATATTGATAATTTTTATCAAAATAATAGAATGAATATTAGTGAGTACTTGAATAATATTGATGGTATTGAAAATTTTGATAAAGTACTTTTAAAAGTAGCTGTGGATATGGATTCAGCAACTAAAGATAAAACAATAGAATCATTTGAAGGTTTTATATCTCAGTATAAAAAAGATTTAGCCGAAAATTCTGATTTGGTTTTAAGTAGGGATTATATTAAAGAAAATCTAAGGAAATGGTCTAAGAAAAAAGATAAAAGAGCTATTGATAAAGTATCCATAACTTTGGGTAGATTAATGACAGAAGCAGGTGACCCATTAGGTGAAGAGTTTGTAGAACAACAAAAACTAATAGCTAAAGAACACGCTAAAGAAGTTGCAACATTTATACAAAATGATGATAAGGCTAAAGAAGTTGTGATGAATGTTGTTAGAGACAACTTCCCTTTAAAATCAGTATCAGATGGTGATGAAAATATAATATTAGGTGAATTTGTTATAAGTAAAAAAGTAATGGAAGGTATATTTGGAACTTCAGATTGGAATCAAGTAGTTGAATCTTTGGAGGTTAATCCTGACGCAAACCCACCAATGGTAGAATATAGAGCTAAGGTTGCAGGACAAGATAAAGTTATTCCAATTACTGAGGTTGGTATTAGAGAAGATGGTGAGGGGTATGGTGGTTTACATAAATTTGAAATGAAAGTTGCTCCTAACTTTGGTAAAAATGTTGAATCAGTATCACGAGATATTTATGGTGACCAAGAACCAATAAAGTTTCCAAATACTCCAGCAGCGGACTTGAGAAGGTAAAATAATGAAATCTCAACTACTAGCAACATTCACAACAAAAGATAATCTTGATGAAACAATTGAGAAAATCGTTGATGCATATACAATCATATTCAGTAAAGTATATGTATTACAAAATGAAAACAATGTGAATGAATTAATCTGTACATACAATGTAGATACACAAGGTGGTATAGATTATAATAAAGTAGAGGGAACGATTTCATTACATAGAAAAAAACATTCCAATACATTATATACCATCAATGCATTGAATGAATGTATAAAGAATTTAAACAACGGTGTTTTAGACAACAAGTTTATGATACCCTGGGAAAACTTTAAGAATATGTTATTGATAACAAATTCAGAAGGATTGAATAGAATCAATACAAGAATATTTAAAATAGAAAAAGTTTAAAATAGAGGAAAAAGGTTATGACAAAAAAATCCAAAAAAGAATCCACTTTATATTATTTTTACTCAGTTGGATGTGTTTTTTGCACTAAAGTAGAACCAATTGTAGATAAACTTAATTCAAATGGTTATGATATTGTTAAGTTAGATACAACACATAAGGCTAATGAATTATTCAAAAAAGAAATAGAAGAAAAATTTAAAATTAAATGTGGTACACCACTTTTAGTTAATTCCGACACAGGAAATTCAATATGTGGTTATAGAGATGAAGAAACAATAAAAAAATGGGCTGATGGTGAAAAAATACCAAAACCACCTAAACCAAAATCTAAACCACCAAAACTACCAACTGATTTTTTTGATGAAAAACAAATTAAATCCTTTAAGAAAAAATATAATAAATGGTTAAAAGAAAATTCCCATTTAAAAGAATTACAAACATCAGAACAAATAATTGATAAATTTAAAACAGCTCAAAAACAAAGAGAGGCACAGAAACAATCATTAGATGGTAGATTAAAAACCATAGAAAATAATCTACAAAAACTAATGAATCATCTTGGAGTAAAATGAGTTTTAAATTCAAACCAATACCAACGATTGATAGAGAAGCTACAGAACAAGAGTTAAAAAACATTAAAAAATCAGAGAATATGTTGAAAATGGAAAAGAAACTTCCACCAACGTCTCAAATGGTTCGTGATTTAGCTGTTACTCATTGGAGAAGTTTGAAAGCCTTTATGAGAGGAAAGCATGTTATAGTCCCCCAAGAAATTGCACAAGAAAGATGGGATGAATGTATTAGGTGTGATAGGTTATTATATGATGAAATTAATCCCGATACAGATAAGAAAGATGGACGATGTATAGAGTGTGGATGCTTTATGAATGTTAAAACTCACTACGCTACAGCAGAGTGTCCAATAGGAAAATGGAAAAAATTTGAAAAAAAATAAAAAAAAGCTTGACTTATATTGCATTTTTGATATATATTATAGGTAAGAAATAAAATAGGTTATATGGTTCATAAAACCATAACTAATAAACGATAAATGATAAAACACATAGGAGAAATACAAAATGGATATAGACGCAATAAAATCCAAACTAGCAACATTACAATCAACTTCAAATACAAAAGATAACTTTTGGAAACCTGAACCAGGTCAACAAGTTGTTCGTGTTGTTCCTTACAAACATAATAAAGATAACCCATTCATTGAGTTATTCTTTCATTATAACTTAGGTAATAATAAAACTTACCTATCACCTCTTTCATTTGGAAGACCAGACCCAGTAGCTGAATTTGCTGACAAACTAAAATCAACAGGTAATAAAGACGAATGGATTCAAGGTAAAAGACTTGAACCTAAAATGAGAACTTTTGCTCCTGTAGTAGTTCGTGGTAAAGAATCAGAAGGTGTTAAATTTTGGGGATTCGGTAAAACTGTATATCAAGAACTTCTTGGTGTAATTGCTGACCCTGATTATGGTGACATCACAGATGCTACTAATGGTAGAGATATTGGTATAGATAGACAAACACCTGCTGAAGCTGGTAACCAATATGGTAAAACTACTGTAAGGGTTAAACCTAATCAGACAGCGATTACCGAAGATGCTGAGCAGTTAAAAGGTATCTTTGAAAATCAGTCTAATTTAACTGAACTTTACAATGAACCAACTTATGATGAGTTGAAAGAAGTTTTACAGAACTTTTTAAATCCATCTGATGAGACAGAAGCAAGTGTTCCAACGAACACTACTGAGAAAGTAGCTCAACAAACAGCTACTAAATCAACAGCAGATGTTTCAGACGCATTTGATAATTTATTCAATAATTAATCAATAACAACAAATTGTAATGAGTGGGATGACATTTCACATATGAAACTTCTCACATGAATACAAGTATTCATAGCATCACTCTCTCACTCTTACATAATAGGAGAACAATATGTCAGAAAAAGACGAATTGGCTGGGATAATTGCCGATGAACTAAATAAACAATTCAAACATCAAAAGGTTGCTTACTTTCTTGAAGAAGGTGGTAATCCTACAGATGTAACGGGTTGGATTTCAACTGGTTCAACTATGTTAGATTTAGCAATTGCTAATAGACCAAATGGTGGTGTTGCCGTAGGTAAGATTACTGAATTAAATGGTTTAGAGGGTAGTGGTAAATCTCTAATAGGTTCTCATCTATTGGCTTCAACACAAAAACAAGATGGTATAGCAGTTTACATTGATACAGAATCAGCAGTATCTCAAGAATACTTGAGAGCTATTGGTGTGGATACTACTAAAATGTTATATGTACATCTTGAAACTTGTGAAGAAATATTTGATACTATTGAAACAATTGTTACTAAAATCAGAGAATCAAACAAGGATAAGTTAGTTACAATCTTGGTTGATTCATTAGCAGCTGCTTCTACTAAACAAGAAATGGATGCTGACTTTGATAAAGATGGTTGGGCAACAGCCAAAGCAATCATCATATCAAAAGCTATGAGAAAAGTAACACAGATGATAGCACGACAAAAAGTTGCATTGGTTTTCACAAATCAATTACGACAAAAACTTGGTGTAATGTTTGGAGACCCCTGGACTACAAGTGGTGGTAAGGCTCTTCCATTCCATTCATCAACTCGTGTTAGATTCAAGAATGCTGGACAAATCAAAGATGGTAACAAAACCACCATTGGTATTAAAATCAAAGGACAAGTGATTAAGAATCGTCTCGGACCTCCAATGAGGACTGTAGAGTTTCCACTTTACTTTGATAAAGGTATTGATGACTTTGGTAGTTGGTTAACAGTAATGAAAGAACACAAACTTTTAAAAGTTGGTGGTGCTTGGTATACATTACAACATTGTGACCTTGAAACTGGTGAATTAATTAAAGAATACAAGTTCTTATCTAAAGATTTTGAAAAACTTATGTTAGAAAATTCAGAATTAAAAGATTATTGTTACGGATTAATCTGTAATGCTTGTATTTTAAAATATGATTCTAAAGAACTTGGTATCGATGATGTAGTAGAAACTGAGGAGTCTGTGGATGAACTCTAAAAAAGACTTAAATGAAAAATATTTATCTTTTTTAGACCAAACAAAAGATGATACACACAAAGCTGTAAATCATCTGAACGACAGAGTATTGATTGTAGACGGCCTGAACACATTTATCAGGTCGTTTGCAGTTAATCCTGCGTTAAACGAAGACGGATTACATATTGGTGGTATGGTTGGGTTTATGAAATCAGTTCGATATAGTTGTGATATATTGAAACCATCAAGATGTATTATTGTATTTGACGGAAAAGGTGGAAGTAAAAGAAGACAAAAAATCTATCCAGAATACAAAGGTACTCGTAAAGTTAAACGAAGATTAAATAGAAATGTTGATTGGGGAACAGCACCAGCTGATGAACAACAATCAATGAAACAACAAATGGGTAGGTTGGTTGAATATTTAGAACAATTACCTTTAACCCTTGTTTCAGTTGATGGGATTGAAGCTGATGATACAATGGCTTATATCTCACAACAATTACTTCCAAAGAGTGATTGTATATTGATGTCAACGGATAAAGACTTTATTCAATTAGTAGATGATAGAGTGAAAGTGTGGAGTCCTACGAAGAAAAAATTATATAATAAACAAGCAGTATTGGAAGAGTTTGGTTTACCATCAAGAAATATGTTAACATATAGAATTGTAGATGGAGATAAATCAGATAATATCAATGGAGTTATGGGAGCTGGATTAAAAACCATAATAAAATACATTCCACAAATTACAGAAGATGAAGATTTTACAGCGATGGATTTAATAAATTTTGTAAATAATTCAGATAAAAAAATAAAAGTCTTGGAAAATATAAAAAAAAGTAGTAACTTGTTAAAACGAAATTATTTACTAATGCAATTAAACAATGTAGACATACCAAACCATACGAAGATGAAAATACAAGGTGCTGTTAATGGTGATGTTCCACAATTGATTAAGTATAAATTTCAAACAATGTTTATAAAGGATAAATTACAATCAAACATAAAGAATTTTGATAATTGGATTATGGAGTTTGTAAGGTTAGATAGGTTTAGGGGATTGAATGGATAAATTAACAGATTTTGGACATACATTTCAAATTAAATCGGTTGCTAGTTTGATGAAGAATCAATCATTTCTTGAACAGATACACGATATATTGGATGAGAAACATTACGATAGTGATAGTTTGAAATGGGTTGTAAAGGAATGTAAAAAATATTATGATGAATATAGAAAGTGTATTACACTTGATGTATTTAAAGTAAAAACGAGTGAAGTAGAAAATGATGTATTGAAGTTATCCATTGTTGAAAATTTAAAAGAAGTGTTTAGACACTTGGAATCACCTGATTTAGATTTCATTGAAGATAAGGCATTAGACTTTTTTAAGAATCAAACATTAAAAAATGCTATTGTTGAATCGGTTGAAATAATGGAATCCAAAGGTGACTTTGAACAAATTAAAAGATTAGTTGATGACGCATTAAATGCAGGAACTGAACGAAACATCGGACACGAATACATTGAACATATAGAAGATAGATATTCAGAAACTGCCAGAACAACAGTTCCAACGGGTTGGGATGTCATAGATGATTTAACTCAAGGTGGTTTAGGTGGTGGAGAACTTGGTGTGATTGTTGCTCCTGCTGGTGTTGGTAAGACTTGGGTGTTGGCTGCAATTGGTGCTAACTCAATGAAAAAAGGAAGACATATAGTTCACTATTCATTAGAGTTAAATGAGGCTTATGTGGGTTTGAGATATGATAGTATCTTTACAGGTATTGCAAATCAAAATCTTAAATATCATAAAGATGATGTTCAAAGTGAAATGGATAAATTAAAAGGTGATTTGGTTATTAAGTATTATCCAACTAAATCAGCTAGTGTAAATACCTTATCGGCTCATTTAAAAAGATTGACTACATTAGGAACAAAAGTAGATATGGTTGTAGTTGATTATGCTGACATCTTAAAAGATACAGGTGGTGCAAGAGAAGTAAGACACGCACTTGGAAACATATATGAAGATTTAAGAGGATTGGCTGGTGAGTTTCAGATTCCAATATGGACTGCTTCACAGGCTAATAGAAGTGCTTTGGATGAAGATGTGATTGAGGCTACTAAGGTTTCAGAATCATATCAAAAGATTATGACAGCAGATTTTGTGATGTCATTAAGTAGAAAAGTAGAAGATAAGATTGGTAATACAGGTAGATTCCACGTTATCAAAAACAGATTTGGTCCTGATGGTATAACATTCCCAGCAAAGGTAAACACCAACACTGGTAAGATGGAAATCTTTGAGGGTAATTCTGTGGGTGGTAAAGAACAACAAGGTAAAATAGATAATAGGGATAACTTGATGAAAAAAATGTTATCCAATAGATATGAGGATTTGATGGCAGATGAATAAAGTATTACATTTGGTATTGAAGAGAAAATATTTTGAAAGAATATATGAAGGAACTAAAACTACTGAATATAGAGACTTTACAGAATATTGGAAAAAAAGAATAGATGAAAAACATTACACACACATAAAGTTTCAATTAGCTTATTCAAAAAATCCACCAACAATGTTGGTAGAAGTATTGGATAGAAATACAGTTGATTACAAAGGTGTCAAATCATACGCATTTGATTTGGGAAAGATAATAGAGGTGAATAATTATGAATAAATTCATAGAAGTAATAAATGATATGGTGGAGTTTATAACTGGCGAGAGGCTAAATTCAAATGATGAATTGGTAAGAGCTAGAGATGAGAATGGTAGATACATTGGTGATGACCCAACAACCGAAGATGTAAATGAAGCTTGGATAAGTCCACTTCCAACACCAAAACCATCAATGAAATGGACAAGAAAACAACTTAATGATTATTGTAATGAATTTGGCGTGTTACATAGTTCTTATGATAATAAAAAACAATTGTTAGAAAAAATAAATGAAACATATCCAAATAGACTTTAAAAAAATAATGAGAGAATAAAAAATGTCAAAAAATAAAAAATCAGTAGGATTCAGAACCAAGAAAGAAGAGAAAGAAGAACACTTTGAAGAGTGGGATATATACCCAACACATATAATTATTTCAGATGATTATTGGGAAATATAAGAAAAAGTTAAGAAGAAATTATTAAAGTGATATTTATAAATACCTAACCAAAAGGTTATAATTTAAATCACAAAATTAGAGGGGATAGAAGAAATGGATATTTCAACAAAAATATTGTCGGACATTACTGTTTATATGAAATACGCAAGGTACATACCTGAAAAGAAAAGAAGAGAAACTTGGAAAGAATTGGTGGAACGAAATAAAAAAATGCACATCAAGAAATATCCAGAATTAAAATCAGAAATAGATAAAGCTTATAAAATGGTATTGGATAAAAAAGTATTACCATCAATGAGGAGTATGCAGTTTGCTGGTAAACCAATCGAAATTTCACCCAATAGAGTTTATAATTGTGCTTATCTTCCAATAGATAATTGGCAATCATTTTCGGAAGTAATGTTTTTATTATTAGGTGGAACTGGTGTGGGTTATTCAGTTCAACAACATCATGTGGAACAATTACCTGAAATACATTTACCAAACTTTAAAAGAAATAGAAGATATTTAATTAGTGATTCAATTGAAGGTTGGGCTGATGCTATTAAGGTATTGATTAAATCTTATTTTTATGGTGGTTCACATATAAATTTTGACTTTTCAGACATAAGAGCAAAAGGTGCTGAGTTAGTTACAAGTGGTGGTAAAGCACCTGGTCCTCAACCATTAAGAGAATGTTTGGTTAAGATAAATGGTATATTGGAAACAAAAGATAATGGTGATAAGTTAACCACATTAGAAGTTCACGACATTGTATGTCACATAGCTGACGCAGTTTTGGCTGGTGGGATAAGAAGAGCTGCTCTGATTTCATTATTCTCTGCAGATGATGATTCAATGATTTCATCCAAGTATGGGAATTGGTGGGAAACAAATCCTCAACGGGGAAGAGCAAACAATTCAGCTGCTTTGGTTCGTTCTAAAATCACAGAAGAGTTTTTCTTTGAATTATGGGAGAAGATTAAAGCTAGTGGTAGTGGGGAGCCAGGTATTTATTTAACCAATGACAAAGATTGGGGAACTAATCCTTGTTGTGAAATTGCACTAAGACCATATCAGTTTTGTAATTTAACAGAAGTGAATGTATCAAATGTGGAATCACAAGAAGACTTGAATGAAAGAGTAAAAGCTGGAGCATTCATTGGAACACTACAAGCTGGATATGTAGACTTTCATTATTTAAGACCAATATGGCAAAGAACAACAGAGAAAGATGCTCTAATCGGAGTATCAATGACTGGTATTGCTTCTAACAAATTAGATGACTTGGATGTAACAGAAGCTGCAAATGTGGTGAAAGAAGAAAACAAAAGAGTAGCAGAATTAATCGGAGTCAATCCAGCAGCTAGATGTACAACTGTTAAACCAGCAGGTACAACATCATTAACATTGGGAACATCAAGTGGTATTCACGCATGGCACAATGATTATTACATTAGAAGAATTAGAGTTGGTAAGAATGAGGCTATATATGATTATTTGTTAAGAAACCATCCTGATTTAGTCGAAGATGAATACTTTAGACCACACGATACTGCTGTTATATCAGTTCCACAGAAAGCTCCTGATGGGGCAACAATGAGAACTGAGTCAGCATTTCAATTATTGGAAAGAGTAAAATTCATTAGTGAGAATTATGTCAAGAAAGGACATCGTAGTGGAATGAATACACATAATGTAT